AGCCCACCATCACGCCCAAAATGCGCAAAATGGCGTGGGCAAAGGCCTATTCTGTTGCCAGGGTTAGTAAGGGCGGAAAGCTGCCCAAAGACTTGCCCGAAGAGGCAAGGAAGTGGCGCGCACTGGCACTGACAAAAAAGGAAAAGCTCAATATTAAGATTAAGATGCCCCGCCGCCAGTTCATAGGTGAAAGCAAAGAACTGCACGAAAAGATTAATCAAGTCATAATTAATAAATTAAAGGAAATAAGCAATGGAATCAATACTCGTTAATCTCATCGATCGTCTTACCCGCGAACTACCCTGGGTACGCACCATAGACGAGGATTACGGTCAACTCGAAGCCCTTGATGACGAAAACATCGATATGTACCCACTTACCTTCCCGGCGATCTTAATAGACCTTCCGGGGACCGATTGGAGCGATTCCGGTGACTGGACACAACACGGCACCTGTCAAGTTCGTGTGCGCCTTATTCTCGACTGTTACGATGATACGCATGGTGGCAGTAATACAGTAGACCAAATCATGCAAAGGGAAGATAAAAGAAAAGCCCTGCATACATTGTTGCAGGGTTATCGGGCGAACGATAAAGGGGCGTTAATACGCACTCGTTCTAAATTCTTTACGTTCAATCATGGCATAAAAGTGTACGAAGAAAACTACACTTGTGCCATATCAGAGGCTACTCGGGAAACATTGAAGGTTGAGCGGAAGAAGCTGAAGGTTGTCTTGAAGTCCTAAATCCCATATACCTGCTTTTTCTCACCGCTGATCCATTTACTGTCGCACCTTCCATTAGCATACGTTTGATAATGCGAAGCGTAGTAGCTTCACACAGGAAGAACTCTTCTGTTGAGAGTTTATGAATAACGTCATCAAAGCGCAGACGCTGCACCTCTGACCAATAATAGAATCTCTCGAAGAGTTTCTTGTCACGTTCATCTATAAGCTGCTTATTTCTTCCTTTCGACATCTTTTTTATATTAATATGCTATATGCAAAATTAATAAAAATTCCCTGTAAACACAAGAGTTACAGGGAATTTTAGATATAAAAAAGTAAACAAACTGTTAACATTCTGTCATACCAAGCGGAATAGTTCTCCACATACCATTGTAATCTTTCTCTTCGGCGCGAATAAACTGCTTGCTTACTTCGGGCTGATAGCTCTCTTCTATGATACGCACGCCCTCAAGAAAGCGATTATCGCCAGTCTCTTCTGCCACCTTACGTAGCTGGACTATACGCGAAGCTTTGAGAGTTCCCTTCGTGTCACGTGATAGAAGACGCAATACCATACTGACAAGAGATTTTGTCTTCTCGTCTTTAGCTAAGCTCTCAATATACTCCTTTACAATAGCGATGCCATCTTCTACGGTATCACGATAGCCGTCAGTTACATACACGCCCAGCGTAATGCGCTTATTACCATCTGAGTTTGTAAAGGTGTGGCTTTTCTGATTGTCCCTACTTGTTTTAAAGATATTACCTTTTAAATCTAAGATAGTTCGAAAATTGTCCAGCACTTGTTGTTTACTACGCTTTATTTGCTCGCTCACCGAAAACAAAACGGGGATAGAGTTTTCTATTTCTTCGTCCACCATTTGTTTGTACATTTCACGGTCAGCACGGGCTTTCTCTTCTGCAGCACGTTTGGCCTCTGATTTCTGAAAAGCCTCAAACCGAGCTTTCTCTTCTGCCGTCATTTCTACGGTTACTCTTGTTTCTTCGTTCGAGTTGTTACTCATTTCTTTCATTATTGATTCCATAATTTGTTATTATTTTTGTTTTCTAATAATTATTCTCATCTTAGTATTCAGACCATTGAGCTCGTCAGTGGTTAACTCCCTGAAACGCTTTCCTGCTATACGTGGGTCTTTACAAAAAGCGTCGACGCGGTTCCAGTTTGTCGTATCTATTCCGTAGAGTTGCATCTGATGTAGCACACCGCTACGAGCTTTTCGTAGCTGATCATGTAACCTGCGTCTTTGGTCGTCATACCCTGTAATATCCTCCATCAGCCTACACATAGAATCATACTCTCTTACTGACATCTCGCGCAGATGTACTGTCCTACCATTCGTATATTGTTCTACCAGCGTCTCTTTGTCCGCCCACGGCATTTTCTTCAGCAAGGTGTAAAACCGCGCGTAATTAAATCCTTTTTTCATAATTCCTATTTTAGATCCGCATTGAGGAAGAAATCAACTGGCAGCGACATGAGTTTAATATCCTTTTTTACCTGCTCTGGATCAATATTGTATTTTTCGAAATTTATCTGAGGTTTGAGAAACTCCCAACATTTCTTTTTGATTTCCGAAAGAGTATATGCTTCTTTTCTATAAACAAAAAGTCCCTCCAATAATATCTTATTAAATCCTTCCGGTTTAATGATGATAGTAACACGATAATATCGTGGCCCAATATTTACTTTTCCCATAACTTCTCCTCCTTCCAGTCTTTATAAGCGCTACGTGCATTAGCTACAACCTCGGCCACGCTGCCCTTGAAGATGTCGATGTCAAACAGTGGTTTGCCGTATACACAGATGTACAGCCTGCCGTTGAATTCCATTACCTGCACAACTTCACGTGCCTCTGCATCAAGTTGTACCTGACGCCTGTTTTCAATTCTGTCAGCACGATTTTCGTGCCACACTTGTAATCGCTTTTTAAGTTCGTCTAAAATTGTAATCATAATTTTTATTTTTTAATGTAGTAGGTTTGTATTATCTTTCCGTTTCGCTTAATGTGCATCTGCGTATGACCGTTGTTCTTTGTTATATCGGTATTTATCTTACTTCTTACCGTGATATCCTTGCGAACATATAACTTGTAGACAAACCAGTCTGTAAAATCTTTCAGCTGCTGCCACTCCTCTGGAGTATCTTCTATGCCTCGTATTGAGTAGCACTGACTAATTGCGAGCTGTAGTTTTAACAACCACTCTGGCTTCAAACTTGATGCAATCGATTTGTATCTTAATTCCATAACTATTTTTGTAAAGGTCTCCACTCAACTTTTATCACTGCATCAAGCTTACCGCTGCCTTTACATATTGGGCATTCCTTTTTGTATCGGTCTTGCCACTCGTCCTCTTGCCAGTGATAACCATTGCCCTGGCAGTACGGGCATTTGTGACCTTGGCTCTCTATGACTTCTGTCATTCTACCACCTTGGCTAAGTAGCCCTGGTGCAATTTCTATTGTTCGTCTTTCTTTACTCATAACTTTATTGTATTTCTAATTGGACTCTAAAATGATACTCTCTACAGAGCCGTTTTACCTGTACGACATCGAACGGCTGCCCATTATAGGCAAAAAAGATAGTACGTTCACGTGTCTTTACTCTTACACCTTTCTTTCGAAGTCTATACAACAGGTTGTCTCGCTTGTTTGCCATAGCTTTACTCTTTAGTTTTCCCCCAATATATGTTTGCTCTTTCCTCCCATATCGTGTAATAGCCCTTGCTTCCGAAATACCTGCCTTTGCTGATTGCCCGATAACCCTCCACCCATATCTTCAGGGCTGCATCATACATCACACTCACCGCTGTACGACCTGAAGGTTTGTTTCCTTCTGCCTGACTGATGAAGATGAGCAGCTTATCTCGGTGTCGGTTCTTAAACTTCTGATAATCCTTAAAGCTCATCTGTGTGTACTGAAAGCTGTCTATCACAATGACATCCGGGCTTTTGTGCTTCTTGAGACGGCCGTCAAGGTCTTTCATGCTTTCACTGATGAGGATAACCCGCCGTGCAACGTCCTGCATACCTGCCTCTATAAGTGCATTCTTCATTGTCAGAGAGAAACCTTCTTCCAAGGAATTGTAGGCTATCTTCCCGTACTTTGCCAACTCTTTGCAGAGCTTCATCGTGAAGCTGGTCTTACCGCTTCCAGAACGTCCCCAAATGAACCATACGCCTCCTCGCTCCGGTGCTCCGAAGGCGTCTGCCCATTCTCCTTCAAAAGGGTAGGTTTCTTTCTTCATACGCAGCATATCGGTTACTGACATTGCCCTGTTCATTATTCTGCTGTTTTACCGCTGTTCAAACGCTGATTTTTCGCTGTTTGAGCAGCCATCAATTTAACTCTATGAATATTCTTCTTCACGCGCCGAAGGTCGAATTCATATTCCTCTGCATCTTTAACAACCTCCGAGATGCGTCCTTTGTCTGTCACACCGTTTGCCATGCAGATTGCATACACATCATGAGGGGCGGTCTGTTCCAATTCATAGAACTTGCGGCCGATACGGCTGTGTATCTCGTTATATCCGCATTTGTTGTAACGCAGCCCCATGGTCATACGACGCTTGATGTAGC